TTATTGCTTGCAGCCGAGCTCGGCTTCCTTTTTGCAGCGCTTCTTACACTCCTTGATTATATCGGGAGGAGGGTAAACACCAGTCAAGACGGTCTGACCAGCGTCGTAGAATTCGCGGTAATAGAACGTCTCGTAATTACCGCAGGGCTTCTTGCGCAGCATAAAGACGACGGCGTCATTCTGCGAATACTCGGTGTTAGCGGGAACCGTGAGGGGACTGTTGCAATTATTCGCGGCGGGCGTGCAGAACACGGTGTCATTGTTGACACGCGCAGTCCAAGTACGGTTGACCCAGATGACCTGTTCAACGGGGTCCCAAGAGATCAACTTCGTCGTCACATGCTGATCGGTCTCATAACCCGAGGTACCGTAGGCCAAGGCGCCCTGGTAGATGTTTTCACGACCCACGGTCGTACCGAATTCACCGTCCTGAATGCCATCAATGGCAAAACCATCGGCAAACATGCGCGCGGCCTTCTGCGGATCCTTGTACGTGAGGTTAATCGCGTCAAAATTGCGCTGGGCATGAGCGAATGCCTTTTTGCGACCGAGATCACAGGTGTCGCAGTCGTCATCGTCATCATCACGACGTCGCTTACGATACTTCTTGTTGTTATTGTTGTACCAGAGTCCTGCGATAACGACAATAATGAGTACAACGACAAGTACGGCGATATATCGCGTGTTGCTCGACGTTGATGCGTTCATTTTTAGTTCGCTCGTCGATTTTTTCACCTCGTGAAATTTTTGAGGAGAGTTACGATTCATCGTCGGAACTACAGGTCGCGTGACATATTGGTTGATCCTTCTTATTTAGATACATTTCGTAAGCAGTAATGTAATCCATCACTGGTTTTCCGAGGCGACGATTGACAGCGTTATGAAACTGCCATGACCAGTAAAAACACCCGATTGATCGTCCACTTTCTGAAATACGATTAAATTCTTTGGAAACTGGATGTTCGCTGAGATATTTTTTGCAGTGATATGAACAGTTTTGACATCGATGATTATCACATACAGTCTGCATAAAATCAACAAAAGCTTCCATTTTTTTCGGAGTTGTGGCGTTAATGGCCATTGTATGTATTATAAACCAACCATCAAGGCGTTTAAAATTTTCAACGTCGGACGACATACTGCGGACCAGATACGTGTTTTTTTTCGAGTAGAAAAACCTGTGACGGAACGATTTCGATTTTCCTGAAAAAATCGAATGTCAACACGTTTGATAGAATCAGACGGTGATGCGATCGTGATCGATTTGGATCACACGCTTATCTGTTCGAAAAAAGAATACATTGCTGATGTACCTGTTATTGATTTCCCTGATACTCGGTACTATGTCCATGTGCGACCTGGTGTGAAAAGTTTCATTGATTACCTATTGAAACAAGACTACACTATTATAGTATGGAGTGCAGGTCTGCGCGAATATGTCGACAAGATTGTCGACATTATTTTTGGTGATGACGTGAATTCGCGTCCTGATATGATCTGGTGTCGTGAACACTGTCTATATATTAACGATACACATGTCAAACCCCTCGACGCAATTGATCGAACGGGTCGCTACGATAGTGTAACAATCATCGACGACAGCGACTATGCTATCGACCCCTCCGACACTCACCGTTGGATAAAAATACCTCGTTTTTACGGCGACCCCAACGATAACGTTCTCGAGGCCCTCAAACCTCTATTTTGATCACAAATCAACTTTATCAGGTTGTATCGGTTCAACAGTTGAAGTTGACGTAAAATCAATTGAAAATAAATCTACCACTGGCATTTTGGCAGATTCCGTCTCCGTCTTCAAATCGAGCGACAAGAGATCAAGAATGACCGGAGGTTTCGCAACCTGCGTCATCTTCGGTTCCTCAGGACTCACAACGTTGATCGCATACCCGTTAATCTTCAAATCAACCCCCCACTTTGTCGCAATTTCCTTCAATTTCAACTGTTCAACATTTGGAAAGACATCAGGCCACTTCTTTCGGTAGCTCGGTGTCATCTTTCCGTTCACCTCGATCAATACAGGAGAGAGCTCGTCAAACATGTACTTGATCGAAATCTTGACAAACGATCCGAAATACATCCAAATCGTATCCTTAAACTTGATCGTCGCTGCATCCGTATCCTCCGTCAGTTTCGTAAAATTCACAACTTCATTCGAACCGAAATTCTTAAAAATCTCACCAGCATGCGAACGGAAAAAATTTTCTTCCTTTCCACGGATCGACTCCCAATACTTGTAACTGTTATCAATAAATGACGTGATGATTTTAGTGTCTACATATGACGAAAAAACAACCTTAACTCCCCTTATTTTTTGCGGTAAAATATCAGTCTTTTTCTCACGATTGCGTTCGGCCACAAAATTTTCAATCACATCACAGAAACGTAAAACGTTATCCTTAAAACGCGCAGGATGTGACGGGTTTGCCATTTTTCCTTGTGGTTTCTGGTTTTATGGCTCTAGGAAAATGGCCGATCGGGCTCAAAAACTGCGGAGCCTTGCGTCGAAACTCTCGCAGGTTTTCCAGACGGTCAGTGAACCCAGTTCGACCCCGACTTCAGGCGTTACAACACCGGTTGTCAAAGAAGTCACTCCGCGATCCCTGACACTCCACGATTTCGACTGTGGTATCATACTTATTCGTTCACGTGATCCCTTCAGTAATGTAACATGTGCGATCACAAAAGATGAATTTTCATCAATCGGCATGTATTATCGTAGTACAATCTCCGGTGACCCGAAAATTTACGTCATTATTCGTGATGTCTTCGGATGTCAAAGCCCCTATTGGCTTTATAACGGTGAAACTTTGAACGATGTCATTCAAAACCCGATTGTGACAAAAATTGCTTTATGTGAACTCGGTCAAGACACCGACGGAAATTTTAGCAGGTCAGAAGAAGAACTTGAACGACTACGAATCAAGTTTCGTTCCGCCGCTGCAAAACTTTCTTCTACGGAACCTCAAAAATCCATTCGTGAAGTAATTCAACAGATCTTCGGCCATCGTATCGATCGACCCGGTGCAGGCTCAACATCTGTCGAGTTCATCAACAAGATTATCCTCGATATCGGTCACTGGTCCGATGTACCTCAGATTAACCAAACAGGTACGATCAGTGTCCCGACGACGCTGAATGAAAATATCGACGGACGACTCGATCTCTTCACCCTGATGGGCGCCGGGTTTCGATCACAGCCCGTCGAAAATCCGAGTGTGTCAAATAAGTTCCTCCGCTCTTATATCGTACCAAACCGTCTCTTCGGTCCCATCTCGTATCTCGATCTTCCCGACCGTGATGCGATAAAACGTATGTTATCGTACACAATGGCGGTCAACAGATATCAACGATATCTCCGTGATTGTATCGGAGAATTTGTCTCAATGATTTCCGATGATCAGGAGTTTTTTAACGTCGTTGTCGCAGGTTTCAACCAGGAATCACAGAAAAAACAGGAACATGTCGAACAGTTGAAAATGGCACTTATGACCCTCAATGGTGATGTCACCGCAATTTTAGAATTATTACATCAGTGGTTTGATGCCGGTACCGGAGTCTATTCTGATCTGAAAAATCTCATAAATGAGATCGTCCAACACCAGATCGACGCATCAAAAGTGGTTGATCAACCGTTGGTTTCGGACCCCTCACCTCTACTCAATCTCGCTGAAGACGGCAAATTACGTCTTGAAATAACTATGGATGTGAGTGATGTCGTCGATCTTGATGAAGTCCATCGCATGACAAAAGCGATGACCGGCGCGGGCCGCATCAATCTGAAAAACTGTTCTGTCGATACACTCCGCAAAATTGCAGAAAAACTCAACCGATTTGTAAGCAGTGATGAGAGTGAGTTGAAACTCTCCGCGATTCGTCACGCAACCGCCGACGCGTTGGCGGAGAAGCAGTTTGATGAAAATTGAACGGGAAAAAAATTTATATGATATAAAAATGGCGCTGAGCGTGCTGCCGTACAGTGAAAAATCGTTCGCCGTTGTCGGTGACACGAAGACCTGGCGAGAGAACCTCAAGGAACTCAATGGCAAGTTTTCGCCGTTTTTGAGCCGCCCCGACTATAACGGCGGACAGAAATTTGCAGCTTTCATCTTTTCGAACAAGCACCTCCAGACTGTGCAGGCTGAACTCGCACGGATAAATGCCGGTCAGGTCCAACCGAAACCTATTGAGCCTAAGAAGCCAAAAGATGTAGGTGTCAGTCGCGTTTCACTACCTGGTGTTGCATCGTTGCCGATCCCTACTACAACGATGGTCGCTCCTGAGGGTATGCAATATGTACACTATACGAAGCCCATCGCATTGCCAAGAGTCGGACAGACAGTGTTGATTGACGCCGGTGCTGCAGGACAGTCGACCCAACGTGTGATTCAGGTCCTTTCACAGAGTGATCCGAAGGTAATTGATTACGTGTCGATCGGTGTCGACATGTCAACACCTTCAAGCGCCCTTCAGATCATCAACGGCGCATGGCAGGCGTACGGCGTTTTGCAACCACACACTATCACCTTCTACTGAAAAACTAACAAAAATCTACTCTCTCTGGGAGAGTAGATCCAAATTTGCTGCCCTGGGAAAGAACGAATTGACATCATATGTCAGTTTTAGTTGCGATAAAATGCTGAGTGATGCTGATATACTACTTTGTTGTCCAGATTACGATCGACATCATCTCGGCAACTTCCTTACGGCAGCACGGCGATTGCATGGCAACTTTATTTCTTGGGAATTGATCGCCGAACGGCCACATAAAACCTTTGCTATAACCACTAAAGATGGACGACCATCGAAGACATTTTTGATCACGATGGCAAACCCTCCAGAACTCCGTGCTCTGGGAAGTTATGTCGCTTCACTCGCTGACTATCAATCTGTAATGTGGTATTTTCATGGAGTCATTAAGATTTTATACCGTAAACATAAATTGTCGACAACACTTCAAACACTCCGAAACCAGTTAATCAAGGTACAAAAAGAATTGGATGTGCAAACAGAGAAAAACGAAAATATCATAACGACATTGAAGATTTTGTTGCCAGAACTGCAGGATTATACTGAAGATCAATTGATCGAGCATTCCAAATACAATCCCTCCGCACCCTATTACGTCGACAACATCAAACCCCTGCTAAAACGTCGCCGCAGATCAATATAGCTTCCCGTACCGCTCTCGGATATGGACAAGCCAAACTAACGTCTGAAGACTATGAATATACGAGCAGAATTGAACTGGGAAATGATTGATCCCGTTGCAAAATATTTCGGTGCTTCCGTCGAACGACCCGCGTATGTCCAGTATCAACAGAAAAATCATACTCGAAGTCGAGACGAAAATTCAAACATTGTACCCGCGATATTTTTGGAAGCGCGGTAAGGTCGATTACTACGATGACGCATACGTATTAGTTTATGATTTTGTCATCGTTGTCGGAGATGACGGAGAAGTTCTGTGCGGTACGAAACAAGATTTCAACATCGGAACCGAAGATTTCCCTCGGAGCGTCGATCATGTTATGGATTGTATTAAAAGCACTCTATATGTAAACGATATTCTCTTAGAGAGTCAAGAGGCGAAATCGCAGCTTTCTATGTTGACTAACGCGATCTGTACAACTGCGCCATATCTCGAAGGAGCTCCACCAGAGGTCATGGCGGCCCATATCCTTTCATTACCTCACTCGGAAAATAGATACTACTTAAGCAAAATTCAACCGAGACTGCGAAAACTGAAACGTTCGGAGTCGCTCTAAACCACATAATACTCGACCACGGTGGTCGAGTATATGCAAAATCGATCACGGTATTCCCCATCGACCATACAAAATCACATTGCGAAAATGTCGTCGACTGTACCGTCACCAGAGGAGGTTGCCGGAAGGATTGACGAACTCGCTAAACTCAAATCTGATGACAGAAACTGTCGAAAAATGACGACTATAAAATGGCGACGTCTTTTGAGGAATGATGATGATCGACAAATTGTCATGGTTCCCAAGAGTAGTATCAAAAGATTTCTTCGAGCTGCTCTTCTTGAAGGAGTCTATTTTTGGTGCAAGGGTGACAATGAGAATTGTTACACACTCCAGAAACTTCAGGGGAAGTATGTTCGTAACGCTCTTTGGGATGTCCTGGGATTCAATGAGATCAACTTTAGCATTCGATTAGTCAGTTCTAATACTGATGCTGGCTACATTCACGCTTTGCTGACATGCAACAACTTTATCACGATGTTGAACAAGTCAAAATGGAATCTCGAAGTGATTGATCCTTCTGATGATTCTCAGATTGGTGACGGGATTGTCCTCCGGACGACAGGTGACAATCCCGTCAAGGAACGAAGAGTAATCGTAGATACTAGTAATCTACAGACGACTCCTCTACGAGTCGATTAATACATAACGGTGCTTATGCACCATTATGTTTTTTTATTTATACTATCTTCTCTAGTTCGTCGGCGACCATCCGGAGATATCGTATGAAGTCGGGCCTCTGGTCGCCAGGTAGATTAAAGCGTGCAAGGACAACATCGGGATCTTGATCCTCATCGTCACTATTCTTACTCGGACGATGACCTGAGATCTCGACCAGCATCGAGTTGTCTTTGCGGTTGCGGCGATCGAGATCCCTTCTAGCAATGTAGAGATACATGTCTTCCATATCTTCCGGTGTTGGAAGGCGATAGGCGACCTGATAGACACGTTCGCTACCGCCGAACGTGCCCGAAGAAATCTCGATGTTGCTATCGGGGAGCGATGTGACCGACATAGACTGCTGTGTTTTTTGTTCACATTCACTATAATTACACGATCGATTCTAGTCAAATTGTTGGCAATTTTATCGAAATTTACATATTTAGTTGTGGGAAAGAGGTATAACCGTGCTGAGGAAGCCAGTGCCTACCATCCAATAGGCGGATCCCACTCCAACCGCTACGCGAAACGTGGGATGTGAGATAAATTTTGCAGAAAACATACCAACCGTAGCGGGCACGATCGATACTCCGAGCAGCGCTAAGATTCCTCGGTTGGTCGGAAACCTCGTTGCGGACTCGATCAACTGATACTTTTTAGCTTGTTCCGTGAACGACATTTTTTGTAAAAATGTCGTTTTATCTACTCAATTTTAATGATTGAAATCGAGAATTTTTCGTACGTTAGCAACCCATTGTTCGGCTTCAAATTCCGTTTTGTATCCACGTGAAACCTGAACACAGATTTCACCTGCGACAATGTTGTAACCTTCGGCGCCAAATTTCGTGTTTATCTTCCTTTTAATACAATTTGTAAGTGAAGCTCGTATATCTTCTTCCGACAGATCGAGTGTGATGCGATAAACACGTGTCTCGGGGTAATCTATGTTCAAATACATGGATCTCCCCCAGCACCGTACCGTAAAAAACTGCCGGGGTGCCGAACCACAGGTCCGTCATTTTTTTTTAATCTACCCAAATTAGTCGGTCCATTTAGCTATTTCATCGTCAAAAAAAAACGATCTCGGATTTTCGGTTTTGCGGGTCAAAATGGCCGGACAACCGGTTTTTCGACGTGACTCTCTTTACATCATCTATCGGCATAGGGGATTTTGGGAATTGGAGGTCCCCAAAATGCGAGATGCCGAAGTTGTAGTTTACGATCCGACCTTATCATTTGCATACGATACCAAGGTGACGGTGAGGCCCATCACTGACGCTGCCGTTGACTACCTTAACCTCCATTATAACAACTTTGAAATTAGTTGTGAAGATGCCGAACCTGTGGCGCGGATAGCTGCAACGACACCACACTGTCAACATCAATACGTTTGAATACATAACTGTTAAAGAAACAGTTATGTCGTTATTAGATAACCCGGAATGTATCACGAATTATCTTTGAACGAATTTCGTGCACCTCCATAGTTTTTAGTTTGTCTACAAATTCCTTCTCGAAAGTATAGATGCAAGCTTTTTGTATGTCGAGGTCTTGTAGATCGCTCAACAAGATTCTGGACACCTTTCCCTGTTCTGTTTTTTCAAGACAGATAGTCGGAATATATGGTTTGCCAATGTATAATTGGCGTTGACCCAGAATGCTGACAAAAAACAAAGCGTATTTTGTCAGATCATTCTCAATATAAGATGGTGTCACGACAACAGACGCCGTCGGTTCTGGATTACGCATCACAGTTACATATTTTAAACCGACCAACAGGTTTTGTTCCAAAACGATTTCATTCAACTGATTCTGAGTCAGCGGTAACTGTATCGAACAGGTTTCTTGAGTATAAGTTAGAATTTCCGAGAACCGTTCAGCATTCATCTCGAAATCGCCACGAGATGGGAAGACGACAACAGGATATTCGAGATGACTTTTATATGTCAACTCACCAATATCAGAAAGTCTAAATTCCGCTTGATATCGCAACCAAATGATACGGTGTAATGTCTCCTTAACACAGATCATTCCTGGCCAAGTATAGGTGATTCGAAACCAGCCGGGATCGTCACGATTTCGTGCCTCATTAAAGCTTAAAGCAAATTGAAAATCTGTTTTGTCTTCGAACACTTCAAGTTGTTCTATTTCCTTTTTGAGTTTGTCGATTACATCGACAATGTTAACGGCGTTTTTGTATTTATCGTGTACTTTTCGTAAACGGAGTATGGCGGCCTGAAACTGCTTGGGGCCGAAGTTACTACCACCTTTGTACTCATCCATTTTCATCAATGAAATGGATAAATCCGATTTAATTTTGTTTATCCCCAGCCGTTGTTGAAACCCGTGTTCCGCCTATCATCAGCTTCAGATATGATACGATTATGTGTATCCAATTCGATGACTGCTCGTCTTTTTTCATCATCAGTTAACGTTTTGGTAGCAAAAACCTGGTATCCGCGGTGTTGCATGCCTCGAATCATTTCATTCAAGGCGTCTCTGTCAAGAAACGCTGTGATGCCTTCGGAATCCGACATAGCAAACTGTTTTACCTCACCCAGGTCTATTGAAGGGAAATCCCATCGATAATGCTGAGATAAATAATCATAATCCATACGACTATCTTCTTTCGTAATTAGGTCTACCCTCATCAACGCATCTAAAATTACCTGTCGTTCAGATTTCAAGGATTCCATGTTCAACAAAGACGGCAGTACCCTATGTATAAGGACTTCTGCTCGTACATAATCTTTTTCAAGATACACGGGAGTATCATACCGAACAAACATGAAAACATCGGTTTCGATGTCAACGGAGGATTTGAGATACTTACCAAAGACGGATGTCGCCATCAGTTGTTTTTCGACGGTACCGATTGTGAAATTGAGATCAATTTCACGATTTTTCAATATCAATCGCAGATTTACACGGGGGTTTTCTTGCGCGATCGCTTTTCCTTCACTGGCGTCGCAGTTGTCAACTGGAAGTATGGGCGGGTCAAATCTGTCGCGACCAAACCGAAATAGATTGCAACCGCTTCGATCTGTACTATGACATCGGTTTTGTCATGTTTTCGTGTTTCTTTGGCCAAAATATCTAGGGCGACGTGATCGTTACGGGCTCGTAACAACTGGATTCCATACTCGACGGACCATTTCTTCAGACCGTTATGATTGAGGTTCGGAGGGGCGTTGAGGATTTGCCCTTTCATTTTGGGATCGACTTCGTAAATTGAAGGTAAGAGGACTGAATCGCGGAGATAGATAGAGAAAAAGGACAGGATATGCTGGCTTACACGTACCGACATGTAGTTTACTGGCGGTTGACGTTCGATGAGAAAAATGTGCGATTCGTGAAAAACTTGTAAAAATGCTAAGAGGTATGAGGTGATCTGGTGATAGAGGTCATTGAGGACTTTGTATTCGGGGCGGGAGGAATCGGGTTTGATGAGATCAAAACAGGGTGTTTCGCCCTTCATCACAGTGATAATGCGACCTGTGAGATATCGTCGTTCGACACGAAAGCCGATATTATTGATTCCGGGATCAATTGATACAAACTGGTGGTAATCTTGTGTCCATCGTGGTTGGCGGTCAGCAATTGGTATGGTGTGAACCCAATAATGAGTCAGAGGACTCTTATCAGTCTGTTCAGCTTTGCGCACACGAGGTTTCCGTGCCCACGACATTTTTTTCAACATCTTTAGGATTTAGGGACCTTTATTACGATTTCGTGTTGCCCGATGTTGCCCATCAGCGTCGAAAATCGACACAAATCATATGTTGGTGAAATACTGAATGCGATGTTGTTTTCACCGCCGTGGGCATCACTTGCGACCGTTGGCAACTTTTCCGAAAATTTGAAAGATGATGCCAAAATATTAATGCGACACAAAATCTGTTCGGGTTTCACCGCCCGAAAATAGATGGGTGCACCATTTACATCGCGTGACACAAACACCTGGGTGTTTTCAAACCGTTTGACGAGTCCCTGACTACTGCTCGCCTCACTCTGAAATTGCAGATAATTGTTTGAAACGATCAGTTCAACCATTTCGATCTTCGACAATTTGATCGTTTTACACAATTCCTTAAAGTCCGTTGCTGGTATCGAAACCAATGGTGACACCGTATCAAACTGCTGTACCAAGTTAAAATCTGGTCGACGATTATCGAGGATCTGTACCGTTAGTTCTGGCAATACGGTTCCCTTCTTAAATATGAGGATTTTTATCACATCGAAGGCTTTGCTGATTGATAATTGGCAACCGTCATTTTTGTTCATTGATTTCAACTGGGTCAAGAGAGATTTTACAGTTACACAAACACCGATGTGGGGCTCGTTCAAAATCGGGGTCGCGACTCGACCTGTTTCGGCAAACAGAGATTCGTTGAACTGGTATACGATTGCTTCGGATTTCGGTATCACAGTAGATAAGAGCACGACGTTGTCGGGGTCGTGATGGTTTATCTTCAGTCCGTTCTTGGAAAACCAGAGACAACATTCGGGTATTTTTAGGGTTTTGTAATGTTGAATTAACGAGTAGAGAACCTTACCCTGTGTCAACGACATAACCACTACGTCACCCATTTTTTTTCTCAATGCCGACCCGGTTTTAACGCCCCGCTTCATTGTTTTTTCAACTTTAGTCGATATACCACATTTTCTATTCTAAATGTGGAGGAGCTTCCGACGCCAAGGGTTGTGAAGGCGCAGCGAACATTGAGCCGAAATTTGCCGCAAGATTACCAAGATCAAGACCCTGTAAGAATGACGGCAATCCAGAAGTCGGCGCACCGGGAATCGCAGCCGCCGCGATGGCTTCGGTACCATTTGACGCTGGTACCGGTGGCGTATCACCCATCAACATATTGTGTACTGCGCTACGTGTCGCTGTAACTAATTCGTTCGAACCGAACCACTGCATCGCATACTCAAAAGCGACGAAAACCAAAGCTGAACCCACCGAAAACAGAAGTATTTTGATCCATGCAGGATATTCCTCAGCGATGTTCAACCAATCAATTTCGCCAATTTCCGTCAGATACATTTCATATCGACGCATCATAGTTACTTGATATTTTGTGTATCCACCTGCACGTAGACCCAAAACACGTGTTAAAAAAGCTTCAATACCCAAGAATAAGACAGTGAAGCCAAGTTTGTACAAATTCTTATTTACATGTATTTTTACCAACCGATGATCATTATGATACATTTTAAACTTCGTCTCAACATCAAAATTAGGATCGAGTGGTGCTATCCGAAGTTCCGGAAAATGGCTAATCATTGATGTATGTTTTGTCATAATTTCTCGATCCCAAATACGTAAATCATTTTCTGTCATTGCCGCAAAATTAGGTAATGCCGAATGCAGTCTCTGTTTGGGAACATCTTGCACCGGTGGTGTAACTGGTGTCGCATGTGTTGGTGCTGGTGCTGCAGGTTGAGGTGCGGGAGTGGGTATGGCGGCGGGGCGGGGTGCGGGTGGTTCGGTTGCAATGGGTTCTTGAGGTATGCTACCGATTGCGACGGGACTTGTCGGTCGAGAAACTTGTGCGCGAGGTGGAGCTTTGATAATTGGAGGGCTCATCTGTGTAGTGTTTCTGGGTGTTATGACTATCGGCCGAGGACTCGTCACACGCGTCGGCGTAAGACGGGGAGATCCCATTGTTGCTGCGGCGACGCGAGGAATTGCTGATGTGGATGAAGAAGACTCTGCAGGCCCCGGCGATTTAAAAACTAAAACTGGATTTGACGGTGGTGTTATCGGTTTGATGGTATTCGGGTCAACAATACGCCCGTTTGCTATGAGAGGCGTATTGTCGACCGGAGACAACGGCCGCGTCGGTTTTTGACCGGTCGGAGAATCGCTCATTTTCGAAAACCGGTTATCTATTTTAAGAAGTATACACAAAAAATCGATGGAATTCGTCGTGATAGCATATACAGACACCGCACCGCCCAGCCCACAACCATGGGTATTTCCCGACCTCTATCATCCTGACATCAACGGGAATGATCGTCTCTGGACAATCGGCGTCATTTATTCACCTGTTGCCGACACCGACGGACCCCACCGCGGTCAACACCCCAGTTTCCTCTACACCCGTTCCGGTTTCGTCCGCAACCCAGTCGAAAAACCTCCACGTCCCGTCGTACCGAAAGGCGGTAAAACGTATGCAGAACAGGCGATGCAAGAAGCTCGAAAAAAATATAATGATAAGTATCGTGATAAGGGATATCGTCCCGTTGGTCAGAAAATTGAAGTCGATGAGCCCATGCTGGCCAATGAATACATGAAGCCGAAAATGAAGAACGGTGAAAAATTGCGATATTTGACGGGAAAGAAGGTGGGTCAATATCGTTATGAAAATGAGATCACTCGATGGCCCGTTTACATACAGGCAAAAATCGATGGTCAACGGTGTTTGGCACGACTCGATGCTGAGTATCCTAACGGTGTACGATTACGATCACGGTTAAAGAATGATTACGTCCTTCTCAATGAACTGCGTGCCGAAATTTCGAAATTTTTTACGTATCTACCGGTGGATACATGGCTTGATGGTGAATTGTGGACGCGATTCGTGATGCGTGATGGTGTTTTGAAGCCCGAATTTACGTTTCAAGAGGTGCATTCGATCATTGCTTCAGGTGCGAAACGTGACGGTTCTATTGACATGAAGACTGCACGACCGGAAAAGAATTTAATGCGGTATTACATTTTCGATTATGTTGATTATACGACACCGTATGAAGAGAGATATTCAATTCTTCAACGAGCATTGGAGAGTTTCAATCGCGATGGAAACATCAATGAATATTTTACTATTTTGCCGTGTTACGTCGCAAACAGTAAAGAAGATATTGATCAACTTCGAACGGCTCTGGTCAAAATCGGTTATGAGGGTGTGATGGTGCGTAAAATCGCGGGACCTGTTGAACAGAGGACGCCGCAGACAATTAAGGAATCCCTTTACGTTTCTGGGCGTGTATCAAATTTGTTGAAATACAAACCGTCGGATCGAAGTGAGGGGGTGGTGGTGGATATTGAGGAGGAGGGAGGAGGAAAGGCTGGACTTGCAATGTTTGTGATGAGGGACGAGGGGGGCAAAATCTTTCGATTGAGACCTGTGGGTGATGAGGCGTTACGACGTCAATATTTTAATAGGAAATCTGAGTACATCGGAAAAAAATACATGTATGAACATCAGGGGCTGACGGATGAGGGGATGCCACGATTTCCGACGGGCTTCGGTTGGTATGAGCCACTTTAAGGGGAAATCCGGAAATCTGGGGTTTTGGTGTTTTGGAGAGAAAAAATCCCCAGACGAAAAAAAACCCCCGACAGTTAATTGCTACAATGGCTACCACTTCCGGTACTCTCGATAACTTGGCGCCTAAGGATGAGGCGATGTTCGGTGGATGGGGTTCGTACCTCGCGGTGTTTATTATCTCCGCCATTTTGGCGTTCATTCTTTTGTGGGCTCTGAACCCAAAGATCGTCCAGAAGGGACACGGTTACGGCGACAATGATGATGGTCGTGATGGTGTTGAGGGCAATGGTGGTCATGGTCAGAACTGGCACCGACAGCCCGATCCCGCCAAGGTCCTTGTTGGCGCGCTCTTGATTGCCCTCGTTGTTGTCCTCATCTACTGGGTTTGCTACAAGTGCAAGTAAAAACTTCATGATTTAAGCAGTTGCTATGTATATAATATTGTTATTCATAACAATATTACGTTTTGTCGATATCTTTGGTGTAATAGTTGGTGGTCAGTGTTATGCCCCGCAAAAATTCCATTTCCGGTGTATTTCCCTCATCATGCCGCATAAAATCAAGTTTTTCGAGTATTTTTACCATGGGTGGCAGCGGCCAAGGGATCACCAGCTTACTCCTTTTTTCCTGTTTGGCCAGGGGATAGATTAACTTTTCCAACATTTTAACAGCTATCCCTTTCCCTCGATTCCCTCCCAGAAGATTAATGATATTTGACTTTATCCCGTATATCGCACAATGATGGGGATTTTCTTTTTTAGTAAAGTACCACACTTGACCCAACACTGTATTGTTACCTGAATTGATGTCTTCTGTTCCGTATAGAAGACATTTGATCTCAATACTATCAGTAGTCGTCTTGTATGTCGGGAATCGACGTTTCAAAAATAAAACGTCCAACGATTGTACATCATTTATCCATTCTATTTCGTGTATACTCTTTCTAAACGAAAGTTTTGATTTCAGTCGTTCATAAGTTTCCGTCAAATATTGAATATCTAGCTTTTTGACCTTCTCTTCGATGTCTGTTTCCTCTCCTAACTCCCGCCGTACGAATACTATGGAACCATTTATTTCTTGTTCCTCTTCTAACGGGACGAGAGATTTCAACAAATTCCGCTGTTCCCCCCTAAAATTAACGGCTTGTACATCCGTTAACGCTTCTTCCCATGTGAGAATGCGAAAGTAGTCCATCTTGTTTTTCACGAAAAACATAGAAAATGGGGATTGATTATTGGTATATAATATCGTTACTTATAACGATATTACTTTTTTACATCGTTGTCAAATTTGCTCTTCCAATAGTGCAGACCGTAATGAATAAATAATTCTTGGTCTTTCAATATATCTGTGTGGGCGACAATTGCCACATGTAAATCTCGGATTTGTGCGAAAACGCAATTCATTTTTAATACTGATACTGTTTCGTATATTTGAAATGATTTCGGGTCAGGTGTCGGTTTTGCGCCGTCGTTGATAAAATGCCCGAGATAGTCATGATTTGATTCATAGATAGGATTTGGATTACCATGGATCGAATACAACCCCTCAAGTGATACACAATATGTTTGATCTTGCCATTGTGTTTTGAAAAATGCGTCGTTTTCTGACCGTTTCGATGGAATATATGCGCGAGTTACACAGGCATCTTTACTTCCAAATACGACCACATCTGCGGGATAGAAGGTTATCAATTCCCCTTTTTTGATGTTTCGAGTTGCAAAAACACCTCTACCATGAACAGAACTCGGTTTAACTTCAACTTTAGACAGACCGAATGAAATAACTTCACGTAGAAGATCGATTTTGTTGTAGTCTATCGTATATTTCTTCCCATCGGGCGCCTCGATAGCCTGCATATTGCTAGGAGCCAGATCATAAACTTGACATAACGATTCAGACACTCGTAAGAGTGTGAGTTCTGCCATTTTTTACTAAAGTTGCAGGTTTTAGGATAATCTCACTTTTGATGGGTGATATTACTGTTTTATATTCATAGCTGTGCATGATTGAGAAGGGAACCTTTTTCTCCGATCGTTTCTTTTCGATTCCTTATTTCGATTATTTTTTGTATTAATAACACGATAAGTGTACCTACGATAGCACATATGAATAATATTGTCCAATACGAACAACCAATCTTGAGAATTAGTGGTAGTTTTTCATAATATTTTATACATATAAATACGCTAATTAAATTGAAGATCGAAGGTGGAATACAAAGTGCCAAAGAGATCATGAAACTCGACTTAACTAGACGTTGGATGTTATATACATCATTGATATAATACACAATAGAACAATAAGCAATTGTGAAATGAAACACGATGTTAAATAATCCCATAATTTTCGAATTCATCGGCCATTCATTTGCATCAACAGTTTCGACTATTCCCAGACTAATACCTCCGATCCCCCATAACACACAAAAACACATGATCCAGAACGATGATGGCATTTTATGTCTTTCGAAACACACATTTAACAAGTTCAACGTTGATAATATCACTCTTGAGGGGGTGATATTACATTTGTGGTATTTCGTCGGCTTCGATGGCGCTTGGTAGACCTGGATCGGGAACGTAGGAGGTCACATCGTCGGTGGAGAGGGCGGCGACGGTTTTTTCCACATTTTCAGTTTTGGTGGGGTTTGTGTTGTTGTTGAAGGTTTCGTACCAGGCAAAGTCTTTTGCGGTTTTGGGTTTGCGGACGCCGAGACTCTTGGGACCTGTAGTACTCTTACTTGATGAATAGTCTTTTTGTAAGATTTCCTGACCGGGATCAAAATAATCACTACTGCAGGCAATCGTTCTGGAAAAATCGGCAATTGCGGAAGAGGTGAGGTCGCCTTTGTAGATGCCGACGGGCCAGTTTTTCTGGTAAGTCATGATAAAGGGTACGTAATTCGGTGCGAATTGTGAGAGGGGGTTGTTTTCCCCTTGGAGGTTGACAAAAACATCGGCGAGTGTCTTTTCGTTTTTCAGATTGACGGCACCGAAATGACCGAGGGACGCCATTTTAGCGGCTTCAGCAAAGACGTCGGCGAGGTCCATTGATTCTTTAGTATTATCATAGAAGAGAATTGTCCAACAACCATCTGCCTTCAAAATGATCGGCGTCCGTGTTTCAGTGAGGAAATCTGCAGAAGTGAAATTCTTCACAGCCTGCGTGTCAAAGACAAAGGTCTGTTCCATTTTTTCTGTCAAAATAATCCGTCGGGATTATTTTCTATTTTTCGGTCGAAGTTTACTGGTTGAAGTAGAACTCCTGACGAGCGCCACGAGCGACGGCAGCCGAGGGCTTCTTCTTGTACTTCTTCTGGTCAGCCTTGATCTGGCGGAGCTCAGGATCGTTGTCCTGAACAGACTTGCTGATCAAGGTCAACTGCTGCTGTTGCTGGGTGAGCTGGTTGGTGAAGGAGTCGGGCTGGTTGGAATCGTTATCATCACGGAACAACTGCTTCATGGCCGGATCCATGGCGAGCTTGGCCTTCGAAATGATGCTGGTGTAGTTCATAACCTTGATGTCATTCAAGTTGAGCTGCATCTTGGTCTTACCCTTCTTCGTCAACTCACCGACCTGGTTCGCCTCATCAATCTTGATCGCCTCGAAGTACTTGCCGAGCATAGTCATCATGCGCTGATCGGCGCTGATCTGCATGCGGACGACCTCATACTGCTTCTGGGTGCCGTCCTTCTTGATCTGCGTCTCAGTGGTTCGAACGGGGCGATACAACTTGTTGACGTGGGTGTAGATCGTGAAGAGGCTGACGATGATACCACCAACCGTGTACGAGTAGGGATCGAATTCGGCCGCAGTGAACTGCTTCGCGGTGCCCAGATACTGAGTACCGTCGGGCGCAATGCGAGCGGGTCCACGCGAAGTATCAACACCCTGATAAACACGAACTTGTTTGTGGTGCAGGAAGGTGACGATATCCTGAGGGGTAACGTTACGATCACCCATTCCGTAGCTGCCCAAATTGGCACCGCGGAAGAAATCAATGAGCTCCTCGGCGATGGCGTAGGGACGACGGATGCCGTTGCTCTGACCCTGACGGCGGTTGATGAGACGCTCACGACCAGCGGCGTCGCGCTCAATAATCGGCACTCCCTGCTTCTGCAGGCTGCGATACTTCTCAAACGTGCGGGCACGACCGGCAGCGGCAACAATGGTCTTGACGCCGTTGGCGAGGAACAAAGCGTACTTCAAGAGGTTCTTATCACCCTTCTTGAAACGGCGACCGTTGAAAGTGATCTCCTTCACACCCTTACGATCAAAGGCCTTCGCGAACGCAACAGCATCGCGGATCGCGAGCTTGAGCGCGCTGACGTACTCAGCAGTCTCGGCGCGGTTCTTGTACGCGCGGAACAGTTCGAGACGACGGTTCTTGGTAGGTGCCTTCGACATTTCAGCCTGGGTGTTTTTTTATACAGCCCGGGTTTTTTTTAAGACTTCGGTTTCTCGACGCACATCGATACAACGGGGAAAATAATTCTGTTTTTCACTAAATTAGAACTGATCCAATTATCCTATCGTATTATCTCTCGCAAAAAATTTTCTCATTGTCATTTTATAAATACGTAAAATATACGATACTAATATAGACAGTGAGGCAGAGAAGATAAAAACAGTGATATTTTCGGGGGTCTTAAACTGCGGCGGGGAACGGGAAAAATGGCGACAGCAACGGCTCGCGCGCAACTGATGCTCAGTCGAATGACTGTACTCCAGAAAGAGATGCATGGTATGCAGCCTATACAACTTGATGGCATCTCACCCGACAAGAGCAATGTCGGTGATCTTGCCATACCCCGTTCCGTCCATCTTTACGATCTTGATCGAACGACGCCGAGCGTAAAAACACGTGTTCGTCTCGAATCAACTCGGTCGACCGAATCGACAATTTATCGATTCGGTACCACAGCGGGTCTTCATTTCCTCACGCATGCCTATGATGTGGTCAACTGGCCCGCTGTTTCCGTCAAAAAAGAATTCGAAAACGATACGGAAATCTGTTGGACGCCATACATTGGTGTTTTTCACAAGGAATCAATCACTATGAAGTGTGGTGATGAGGAAAACACATTGACATCTAACCAGATCCTCATCGATGCCATACTCAACACGGAAGGATCAAAGTCCCCTGTCTTCAATATGCAAACGGGAAATGTCGATTTTCTCGTCAATTGGACCAAATCGCTACCAGCGTATGAAACGACGACGGCATTTCCCTTCGCCTTCTCACGATCGGACAGTCTTGCGTTTCCTCTTCTCTACTGTTCGCAGTTGCCGTTTTCCTTTTCGGTCAAATTTCGTTCAGGAAACCGCTTGTTGCGCGTCCGTGTCAAGCGTGACGATGTGTGGGTTGACATCTCGGATGAACCGGAAAAGTGGATAAATCGTATCGAATCTCAAGCGCTGATTAACGGCGAGCTTATGATTCCTGATTCCGAATTGTGGGCAAAATGCAAGACGGTATCCGAACAGGAACAGCAGAAATTTTCGGGATACAACAAGGCGAAGAACAACGAATTTGACGGTAAGGAATCATACACCATTTTCATGGATGAGTATCATTCGATTCGTAGTGCCAACCCCGTCGAATATGGAGCGGTAGAGACACTTGAAGTTGAAGGTGAATCGCCTGTTTTGACGGCATATTGGGTTGGTGAAAACATCACGGCGAGCAACAAAAATTATCACGGTAATTTTACGACAAATTATGAGAACGCGTCGGCGGGATGGAACCCGATCAAGCCCGTTTACACGCCGATGATGATGAAGGAGGGTGAGACATCTTCGGTACACCAGAGCATGGCCGAATTGACGCAATTCCGTGGTACGCCGCCGACGATGGGATACAATGTGGAAACCTATTCAAACAATATCTACAGTACTTCGGTTGAGACCTCCTTCAATCTCGACAAGTTTAAGTACCGATTTAAGATCGCCAACACAAACACGAACCCTCTTACTCGCAACATAACGCAGGAAAAATCCAAGTTTGTTGTTGAGCTCGTTCTTCGCGTTGTTCGTAAATGGGTTTTCACTCGCATTCCGGAAACGATGAAGAATGAGCAGGCGCCTTACAAAGTTGAGGTGTTTCCGAAACGTTTGATGTAATATCTGTCTTTTGTAGAAAGATATTATTCTATTGGTAGCAATGCTGCATACGTTCGATCTGTAAGACTTGTTTTCAGTTCCGTCAATGAATATGTCAAAATCGCGATTGAATGTGTCGATCCCGGACTGACATAATAAGGTGCTAAGATATGATTCTTAGTAATAATATATAAGGTGTATTCTGGTATTTTATCCGGCAACTCCGGTGCAAAAAATCCCATATTGTATCTGTCACGTGCCCACACCGCAGCGATGTGGAGTGCGCGACTCATAGAACCTGCAACAACATTCTGAACAATATAATATCGTCCCTCAGGATCTCGATAGATGAACGGATCAATGTTATTACTCATCTCAAATTTCAGACTTGTCGAAATCCTCTTCGGTTCGTGCGTCTTCGAAATAATGTCAAGATCGTTCAACCAGGTTTCAAACGCCCGACGGTTGTCAAATGCTAAAGTGTTTTTACTGTTTTGTACACGTTCCACTTCAATCACTCTCTGACTCTCAATAAGTCTCAAATCCTCAAGATCGTTCGGCAACGTACTCCAATATTTCGACATCGTGTACAGTATTCCTTCACGAAATTTTTTCGAATACATCACCAACCGTCCATTTTCAACCAGATTCGGTTCATAAAATTCTACTGTCTTCAAAGCCACATTCACATCTTTGACATCCGGCAATACAGTCGAAAAACTAGATCGAATTCGATCCAATGGATAAAAACTTCGACTATCATCAACCTTTCTATTTGTGACGATGAAAAGTTGAGACATCTGCTCAAACGAACTTCCAGATTTTTTACCGATGAGCATGATCCAACTGATCAGTTCAGTGATGATTTTCAACTGTTCTTTCAGCGTTTTTACACGTTCAACAGTTGAACTTGTCTTGGGACTTTGAGTGAGATCGATGTACTGTGAAGTAGTTGGTGGCGTCTCCATATTGTAATTCCACGGAGTGGGAACAAGGGGTATGAAAATGCCGAGGGGCGTGCTACCCAAGGGGTACCATAAGCCGTTAATCAAACTATCTCGACTCTGTAGAGTTTTCGCCGATGGTACACCAAAAAGTTGTATCGCAATATCAATATTCATCGGTGGTATCGAATCCGTGATAACGGGAAGATGTGGCGTCTTATCGATTATCATCAATTTAATCTGACATGGTGGTACCGCAATCGATACCGTGTACCCCTGTAAAACTCCAGTCACACCCCGCACCTTACCAAAAGAATCGAGAAGCTGTCTCAACTCCTGAACCCCGTACCCCTGCATCCACGACACCGGATCAAAACGGAAACCCAACGCGATATTACCAACAATATGTTTGTTAATTGGCGTCCATGTCACCAAATTGTAAAATCTCTCAAAATAACTATGCAGATTGACATAAAAAGATTCGTTCAAAAACGTTCTATTACTACCAATAACGATGAGTTCCGACTGTGGATACAACAACATGTCGGATCGCGTACCTTTTGAAGTGAAGATCAAGAGTGTACGGAGTCCTGAAACGCGATTTTTGATATGACCCATTGCATTGCGGGGAATCTGCATGTTCTCCTTATCGAAGAGGAAAATATTGACATTTTCCGCTGATTCGATGACGTGTATGTATTTCAGGGGATCGAAATAGATCGTCGGATCCCGGATATCATTTGCAATGTTTTCAACGGTCTGATCATAGAGTTCCTGTTTTGCTAACACCGCAAAATTCGCGTAATAACTTCGCATTTGACGAATATACTCTTTCCGCTGACCTTCGTCATATGTTTCATATTGTGGATCAAGAGCATATCTGACGGCGGCGATGAATGATGAGGGTCCCTGGTCCTGACCAATACGTAATACGTTATCTGCTCTTATATCCATGCCACTGGATGAATCGCTCAGAATCGAGACGATGACCGATTCCAAAGATCCCTGGCCACCATGCAAAAGTGCAGATCCACCCTTGATAATGTGTGAACCACGAACTTTTCGCACTTTCTGTTTGCCGCGATAGTGTTGATTGTAAACAGAATTACTATCCATCCCCATTTGGTCACTCGCAAAACAACAAGGACTGTAGGGGTATTTCCCTCCCTTTGAATCTTTTACTCCCGGATAAGGGTAACTATCATTATCACATCCAAAATTTATTTGTGACCCCTCCGCATCATACGAGGAAGGAAACTGCAAAACTTGACGTCGGTGTGAAATTCCCGTTTTCTGGTCGACGAACATCTGTTGTGCCCAATTTTTCGCTTGATCATCTGTGAGCTTTTTTGGTGTTCGATCTGGAGGGCAACCGCGGTGATAACTCGGGCCAAGAAGTGAACTGAGAGTATCCTCATAATTCTTGCGTTCAAATTTGAAGATGCGGCGTTCTTGCGGATAGTTCGGAACTATACCCTGGAGAAACACTGTATAATAATCAATAATTTCTTTCTGTTTTTTCACATAGTAACCGATGAGTCTCGAAAACAATGCGATAAAAGTTTCAAGATCGTTGAAACTCGAACTATCAATGTCGAGTCGCAAGACTTCCGTTCGCGGCGGAAGAGTTACCATCTCCTCTGGTGCACCCACAAGGGGAACAGTCGTCTGTGTGTCAACAGTTTCCTGAGAAATCGAGATGTCGGCGACACGGCTTGTTTGACCTAAATGTGTGTAGGAAAACTTGTTTTTCGATTTTTTGGCGTAAGAGGAATCGAATTCGTTGACGTAAAAATAGTTGTAGAAGCGAGGATCGGTTGAAATAAGATCAAGGAGCACATATTCGTAGAGATGGATGTTGGGTATGTAAACGGTACCCTTCATCTGTTCAATTGATGAGTCTTCAAGTTCAAAGCCCACCAGGGCTTTTTCAAGTATCTGATTGACAATCTCCAATGTCTCACGATCCGCGATATCGAGATTCTCGATACGGATATTCGGAGGATCGTTTGAATCAATAATGACATTGATATACGAATTGAATGTGAGCTGTGTAGTCACAGGTCGCGCACGTACACGAAGGAACAAGAGGTCATTGTCAATTATATCAATTCCTTTCGGTACGACAAATTTTGACAGAGTTTCGTCAAGTTTGTCATAAACTTTGATTTCATTGTTAAGTAGTGCAAAGGGGATGTCGATGCTTGATTCGAGATGAAAAAAGATATACTTCAAAAGTGTTTTTATTTTATCAACTTCCGAGATGTTTTGTGTTCGATAAAAATCTGGAGGTATCTTGAGTCTTTCAATAAATGTGGCGACAGTCAAAATAGGTTCAGTATACAGAACAGGTTGCATTTCATAGATCTCATCTATCAACTGTATGACGGGTTGTATACGAACGGCTTCAGCATCGTAATTTGCGGACATATCACTGATCCAATTTTGATAACGTGTTTTCAATAATTCAACCTGTCGCCGATCGATATCGGTCAATAAATTATGTTGATGAAATGCATCAAGAACGTCTTGATACTCTTTGTTTGATGATGGGCTTTGTGTATATATGTAAGTGTAGATTACATCATTTACATTCACAAGGTGTTGTGATGCAAAATTCTGGATATCATCAAGTATGTTGGGTGTTTTAACAACAAGTTGTGATAATGGATAATACTGTTGATCGGTCTTGCTGACAACAACAAGACGACTTGGGAATTTCGTTCCAGTCTGTCGAGCCAAATTGAATGAAACGCGGAAACGTAACGTTTCGCCAGAATCAAATAACGCCTCCATTTTTCTAAAATGAAATATCTACAAACAGATATTTCATGTTCTACTGATGCTTCGACATCACACGGTAACCGACGAAGAGCAGCACGATGAGAATGATCAACAAAAACACAAGGAAAAATCCAAGTCCCGAATTGTTCGTGTTCTCGTAGTTGTTGTACTTCTCATTGGTATTACGATCATTTGACTTCAACAATTTGCTCTGATCACGTTCAACCATCATCTCGAGACGCTCGAAATTGCTGGGAGATGTGCGATCATCGAGGGTACGCAAAGCAACGACCGTGATTCCCTTCGATGTCAAGAAGGCTTTCTCCTCCTTACTGAAACCTGTGAAGAGCTTAAAATCCGACGCAGGGATGTAGATGATGGCCTGGTTGGACCCCTCGCGACGAAAAGTCCAGTCAATTCGGTAAGAGATGAACTGTCCCTGAGCATTGGTCATCGGACGACACATAAAAACATTCACATCACACAAACTGAAATCCGTGTCGTCAGTGGGAGGAGGCATGGAACCCGCACAGGAAGCCGCACAACCCGCAGGGTGTCCGGTGATCCGCGAAGAGATACAACCACCAATATAACCACCAATCGTACCCGGAGTGATCTTATCCTTGAGGTCCACCATGCGCGAAAAAGCCGAATCGTAAAGGATCTGGTAGTGAGGTTTTCCGTGCAACAGATTCACATAACGAATGATCTCCTCCAATTTGGAACGAAGATCGGGCGGCAACTGTTCTATCGGCTTGTCGTAATTTTTGACGAGTTCGTCCAACAACAACTCAATACGTTCGTGAGGAATACCATATTCAGCCAACGAACCGTCTTTTGTCACGAATTTTGGCTTCTTGACAGCGGGAGTCTGCTGATAAACCTCGTCATTGAAGATTGAGACGCGGCGGGACGTCATTGTCGATTTTTCGAAACCGATATTTTTTACCCCGACAGGGCACGACAAAAATCTATGGACCCCGAAAACGGAGTGTCATCAACCGCCGATATCATCCTGAAACCCTTCTCATGGGAACAAGACATACGTAAAGGGACCGAAGTTTCACACATCCTTGCATGGTGCCGCGCCCGTCAACCCGATCCCAACTGTTACCTGCTCCGAATCAAATTCTACAGCATGTTCTGGTTGGAATTGCCTCCATTTGTCGGTTCAACCCACAAAGACTGGACGGAAGAAGACGCACAGGAGATTTTTGATTGGCTACAACGCAAATATGGCGACTTAGGCCCTATTAGTTACCAGTTTTGTCAAAAACGTAAATTGTATTTTTACAACGGTACTCGCAGATTTCCCATGATGTGTTTATTCTTCAATAACCAGGAATGCATGGAAGACGTCGCTAAACTTTTCAACCGCCCCGTTTTTGTCGAAAAAGACGTCTGGATTACAGACAAATATGGACGTCGCAGTCAAAAACGTATCAAACTGTTTTCCCCTTCACAATATATGCCCGCTTCGATTGCGTTCAAAGTCTGGGAAGCAAATCCGAAAAAAATCTCCAACATCCGTAAGATGCTATCATGTCTCGATCTCGGGTTTACACAATGGTTTCGGTTTTCCGGACGTGAAGTCTTTGGCGACGAACGCATGGCAATTGATGATGGTAAGATTCGTGAATTTTATATCGATAACTTTGCCGATATTAAACCCATCCCCATCATGGAAACAAGTTCATGGATCACCACGCCGACGATCATGTCGTGGGATATTGAGACCTACGCATTCAACCACAATGCGATGCCGCATTCATCAAATGCGACAGACAAATCCTACATCATCACCTGCGTCACCCAAGTTTTCGAACAACCTGAAACACGTCAACGCTTTTCTATCGTGTTTAGCAACGATGACGTAGTCGCCGCTAACATACAAACCGCACGAAAAGGTGTCGTGATACATGCAACTGACGAAATCGACTTGATCGAAAAATTTTGTGATGTGATCGCAACGACAAATCCCGATCTGCTCATCGGTTACAACATCCTCGGCTTCGATTGGCCGTATCTCAATTCCCGACTACTCCGTATGGGATTTTCATGGAAGAACATGTCACGTCTCAAAAACTTCACACCTCGATTGGAGAGTCGTGAATGGAAATCCGACGCCTACGGGTACGTCGTTGTCAACGATCTTATCGTTCCTGGCAGATTGAGTGGTGTTGATCTTCTACCCATTATCAAACGTGACTATCGTTTATCAAATTATGATCTCGATACGGTGAGTCGTGAATTTATCGGACGCGGTAAACACCCGATGACCGCAAAACGTATGTTTGAAATTCGTGAAAACCTCTACACCGTATATGAATTGATGCGTACACAAGTTTCCGCAGTCACGCATCAATTTGATGACGATGATGTACTTTATGAAAGTATTTTACGATACCTATATCGGTTAACAGGTAACGAAAATAGAAGACCGCCCACAAGTCAAATGCTCGAACTTCGTCAAGAGATTATGAGACGAATTTCTACGGAAAAACGCGAAAAAATGTTTCGATACGCACTCAGCGAATTTATGAAAGTTGTCAACTATGCCGTTGAAGATTCAGAAAACGTCATCGACATCTTTGAGAGACTCAAAATCTGGTACGGACTCAACGAATTATCAAACATTGAAGGTGTCACGATCCCCGAAATCTTTACAAGTGGTCAGACACCTCGTGCCATTAGTACAACATATCACAAGTGTTTTATGTCGAATATCGTAATGACAAAAGAAGACATGCCGAAAATCCCCTATCGTGGTGCACTTGTCCAAAATCCCGTACCTGGCATCTATGCAAATCTCATTTGTCTCGATTTTGCAAGTCTGTACCCAAGTATTATGATTGCCTACAATTTGTGCTGGACAACTTTTGTTCCCAAAGAACGCTGGAGCCTCGTTCCCATCGAACAGTGCCACGTTTTCAAATGGCAAGACGAAGTGGAAGACGATAAAGGTGTCATGAAACTCTACGATCACGAGTACCGCGTCGTCAAGGCTGAGTTCTGTAAGGGTATTCTACCCGAAATCGTCGACAGTCTCCTCACTCAGCGTCGCTTCGTCAATAAGGAGTTGTTACCAAAAGCGGTGACGGAAACCGAAAAGACCGTGCTCGACAAACGCCAATGGGGTTACAAGATCTCCGCTAACAGTAAATACGGTATGCTCGGTGCAGGTTTTGGTATGCTATCCGCCATGGCCCTCGCTGCCATCGTCACCTATTTGGGACGTGTCTCTGTCACCCTCGCAAATGAGAAGGCTCAGGAGAAGTTCTCCACCAAGTTGATCTACGGTGACACCGACTCCGTCTTCCTCGATGCAGGGATCACCGATCCTAAAACTGCCAATGCACTCGGAAAACTTTTTTCCGATGAGATTTCAAAGTATTTCCCACCACCGATGAAACTCGAGTTCGAGAAGGCGATGGCAACCGTACTCCTGCTCGGTCCCAAGATGTACGCCGCGATTTTTCTCGACGCCAAAGGTCACCCCAAAATCTACTCAGTCAACAACATGATCACTCACAGTCTACTCTACCGTGAAAATGGTAAAAAGATCAGTTCGTACAATGAACTTGAAAGCCTCGCAAAACGTGGAGAACCTGTCTTTAATCGAGATCAACAACGTGTGGAGATTGTGCTGCCGGACGACAAAAAAGCGCATCAAGACTACTTGTACCAAATCATCCTGGCTCACTGTCTCGTGTATGACGAATCTGGAAACAGCGTTTACGATCTTCGCGACAAACTCTATTCAAAACCCGTCTGGTTTTCAGCACCAAAACGTCAATATTTTTACACTCGGGGTAGAGTGGTTGAAGGTGACATCACCTTCGCTGGTCATCATACAAAATCGTCTGCGCAGACGGGCGAAGACCACTTTGTTGAAGAACGTGGTGACCCCATCGTTGATTCGAAGATATTTCTCATCAAGGGTATTCCACTCGCACGACGCGATAAATGCGGGTTTCACATCAAGATTTACCGGCAGGTGTTGACAACTATTTTGATGAAAGGACTCTTATGTTCCGGCGATTGGCGTGAACGTGTTTCCCGGTTGAAAACCGGAATGCTTTCTATGCTTAACACACCGTTTCGATATGATAAGAAGTGGTTGAATAACGAACTGGCGTACCTCTGTCAGTATATGAATAAAAGTACTTTCGACATAATGTCGACCATTAAGAATTTGTGCGCACGTCAGGTGTCGTACAAAGATTTGTTGTTCATTCGTTCTGTTAGCGAGACGTATAAGAATGACACGTATTTTATGAAACTGTTTGCCGACAATATGCGTAATCAAGGCCAAATTATTCAAGGTGGGGATCGGTTGTCGTATGTTGTCGTGTCGGTTCACAATCCCCAACCGATTCCCGGCCGAACGGATGGTAAAACGACGAATGAACTGTTGGGACTCAAGTTGCGCACACAAGAGGTCTATCTGCGCAATCTGGAAAGCGAATGTCCAGAACCGATTGATTCTGAGTATTATATTACACATGCGATGCAAGATTCTATCGACAAGTTGCATTACACCGGATTTACCGAAGAGTTGGAATTGATGGAAGCATATTATACCTATATTGGTCGTTCCACACGCGAATCGAAGCATAGCGAATCCCGCGTCTTGAGGTCTCGACCTGTGAAAAAGATGATCAAGCAGACCGCGAAATGGCTAAAAATACGAAACAATGCACTGCAGTTTATGCCGGTATTCGCAAATCACATGCGCACGAAAATGGGTCTATCCAACCTATCCATGTAAACTGTTTTGTAGTCCGTAGACTATAAAACATCTTTATTCCTTACTATATCATTCAACCCTTAGTTTTTGTCGCATACCAAGCGTCGAATCGCTCAAGCGCAAAAATCCATACCTCCCGTCTTCCCGACTCAACAGTAATATACGGGAAACCGTGTACATATCCCTCTAGATTATCATCACGGTCAATTATCGCAGTAATCCCTTCAGGAAAAATCTCCTCGAAGGTATGCGCAAAATACAAACACCCACCATGACAATAAAGTATCTCATCAGACTTCATCTGAAGTTTTGAGGCAATCCATTCAATAGTTGTACCCTGAATGATGGTGAAGCACAACTCCATCTTGACGTTTTCACCAGCTTTTACAGTTATATCTTATTCGATTTTTTCAGATCCCCCCGGGATCCCATTGGACATAAATGTAGAAAAAGTTTACTGTCCTCAAGACAGTAAAATACGATAATGTTATGCCGAAACTCGTTGAATATCTAACTCAAGAAATTCCCACAGATGAATGATATGGAATGCAATCTGATGCTCGGCTATTTTTCGCATCAGCTGGTCATCATCGGTCTGAATGATAGTAGTCACTCCCCTCCGGTTTTCAATTTTGGTGTACGTCTCGCCGTAGGAGTACTCCCAGATTACTCCCTTATAGTGATAGGAAACCTCCATCATCGGAGGTGGATACATCTTCAAGTTCACAGTCAATTTTTGATCGATACACTGTGAAACCACTTTCGCCGTCAAGGGTACGATTTTGTCATCCTCATAGAGACCAATGACAGCACAATTAGGACCGCAGGCCCAGTTGTGCGAAAACATACAAATCTGACCCCGGTTGTTCAAAATCGGATAACGTTTGCTTTCGGAAATGAATTTCTTTTCTTTTGGATTCAGAGCTTCAATCGTGTGCTCTTTCACATTGTATTTACCAGACACGGCGAAGAGGTAATTTTTGTCATCAAACCTCACCTCTTGCACGGTCAAGTAATATCCTCCTCTCGGTGGTTCGTTCGAACAGACGATTTTGGCACCGATCCAAAACGGCACTTTTCGTAGCAAGAGGTACGTGTGATCTTCAACAGTCAACTCAGCGCCGCTGTCACGATGGTTTAAAACCGCATTTTTTGAGAAAAAATACGTTTTCCGTATTTTTTCAATATACGTCTCCCAATGTGGCAATTTTACCTGCATTTTCACTATTTGGAGAGGTTTTTGTCGACCATCCCCGGAATTTGGTCACCAGTTTTCTGTACGACGGGTTTTGACAGGACGTGAAATCCTTCAGATTTTCCCACTATTGTTACGGATGACGATAATTACAAGTCGGGAAACGTGTATGGGAAACTGAAAATGAAATATAAGCGGTAAAAGATGAAAATGGGGATTTATGACCAGTATCACGGCACCTGTCCTCGGTGTGGGGGGCAGATCGGTCGGAGTGCAGAACAGCCGGGTATCTGCGGGGTGCAGGACAAAACCTTCATCACCCCAAGGCGCGCAGCAAAAGGTCCCGTGTACGATTTTCAACCAGGTGTTGCACTCCCCTTCAAAGTGTCGCTAAAATACATCATCATCGGTCCGACGAACTGTTGTCATTGCTACATCATAGTGATGTTTAAAACTGTTGACGGAAAGCAGTTTATCGAATACGAAAAATAGTTATTACTATCATACTAGATAATAATAAAACTGAAAAAGCGTTACAGTTTCCTCTCTACAAAAATGTCATTGATCAAGGATGTCTTATACGTCATCGCTTTACATAGTAATTTCAAAACATTAGGAAAGTTGACATGTGTTTCGAAGTTTTTTGCGGTCACGAAACAAGAATCTTTCAGTCATAAGTACATTTTAACTAACAGGCGTCAATATTTTGCACATTCAGAGTCATGGACGTATTATCAAAAAGTCTTATACGAACATTTCAGAAGGTTTCCAGCGATGCTCATTTTTGATGATACGCATACGATTGGTCGCCGAACAGTTAATTTTAAAGGTGAGGAACTTACACAAGAAATCAAACGTAACAGATATAATAACACTCTTGTATTAACTATTGAAACCGCTGGGCTGGAAATAGTTTTTTCGACAAAAACAAAAATGTGCAATATCACCTTCGGGTTGCATGAATGGGGTTTCAAAATTTTTAAAGGCCGGCATAATGATTTTGTCGCAACAGGACCAGATGGAAATTTTTTGATGAAGATATACGATTATATTAATACGTTGTTTTACGAAGAAACGGTATCTAAAATACCATCACTGATTCACTATTTTCACAGCCTCAATATGAAAGAGTTGATGCTAGAGTTCAAAAAAGAGTAAAAAAATATGGAGTTACTTCCCTTATTATCAATTGGAATCTTTTGATAATACTACTTCCGACCCGAAAACTGGGACCCCCCGGACCCGTCCCTGAGGGTCCCCCAGGAACGCCGTTTTTGTCAAAAATACGTTAATGGTTCCCTGAATAAATATATGGATATTCGATTGGTAAAAACGTCGATCGTTGACATATCGGGGTCAGACGGTCGGGATTTTTGTCAAAAATTTAATAGTAAATGATTACGTAATTGTGCGACCGGCCATGATCCACCAGGTTGTTACGCCATCCGATTGGATGATAACCGCCTGCCCAGGAACATTTTGTACCGTTGGTGGTTGTAAGGTGATGCTCGACCCTAAAATATCGATCGAATCGCCGGCAGCTGCGTTAACCGTCACCACTAACGCTGGAAATTGACCTGAAGTATTCTTGATTTTGAGAATGCGTCCGGGATATTTCGCTGCTGGAGGCAAGTTTATAATACCAGATGATGGAAATGGTGCATTGTAGAAAATTGTCGCATCAGTCGGTATGACACTATAAGTTGTTCCGGTAAATCGTAGAAAATTGCTAGTGTCTTCTGCACCATTTAAATCTGGCGTGCTAGTATGATACTGATGAACAAGACCCAAACTCGACGGATCCTGTGGTATTACACCCGTGATGTTACGAGTTGTCAGATTGTTTAATATGACGGAATCACTTGCACGTGATGGAAATGAACTGAAAATGTTTGTCACACTTGCATCAACAGGAACATTATTCTCGAAGACACTGTTACTATCAGTAATCAATGTGCTGTTTCCTGATACGGTAATGCTTGACTGTCCGTATGCATAATGGAAGATATGATTGATGCCATTAAATCCATTCAAATGAGTGATGAAGAGATTATTTTGAGTTTTGATCACTGTTTTCCTGTTAGCATTGACACTTGTCGCGTTCAACAACCGAATAACAGTCCCAGTGTTTACAGCAGATCCGATATTAGTCAAATCCATAGTGTGATTTGAAATATTAGCAATTCCATCGAGATTGGGACCATCCAAAACAAGGCACATGGAGAAAAATATTACATCAGCCGACGATTGTGCAATACCGTAATTACCATCAGAAATAATCACACCACCACGGACCGCATTATATATTGTTTGAGGAGTCGGATTCGAATATGAAGTGCTGTAGTTTATCCTTGTATTCTTGACACTCAATGTCGTCGGTACCGTAAACGTACCAAGGCTTCCAGCACCACTAAAAAATACCGACGGATTGACATTCGGTACGAGAAAACTTGCATCATACGAAGTCGTAGTAGCGCAGTTCACCACCAAAACTGTCGCTGAAGAATTTGCCGATGAAGCTAACGGACTGCTATCAAGTTTTGTTGCAGGAGCATTTCGAGTTATCATATTGCAGTTTTCAACTAACAGGTTTATCGATGCACCCGATCCGATCGGTGTGTAAGAATCTGCAAGGATAGATGACTGAGCGTTGGAACCCGAAGAATCGATTGTTAGATTTCTCACTCCGGCAGAGGGGTTTGACGATACAGTAAGTGGTGTGGCTCCGGTGAGGTTATTCGTCGTTAAAGAACCCTGCAGAATAACAGTTTCACGATTATCTCCCTGCAGGAAAACATTGTTTTCAAACGATGAAATACCGATGTTATAGACACCGTCACGAATCTGAACGGTCCACGGTTGCGATGAAGCAGCGGCATTGGTTTTCGCATTCGTAACCGCAAGTGATAAGGTTTTCCATGCAAAAACTGGACTTTCGGGTATCGCAGTACCATCATTACCGAACACGATGTCGACGTAATTGGTATTGTTTACGCGGTAGTTGGGTCCGGTGGGACCTGTGACACTTGATGCCGCGCCTGTCGGTCCTGTAGGACCTGTGAAAGACGATCCTGACGGTCCTGTCGGCCCAGTAACTCCGGGCGTGCCGGGAGTTCCCGGAGGACCCTGTACTCCCGCGCTGCCGGTCGGTCCATTGTTACCTGTGGGACCCGTGACGATTGAGGCCGCCCCCGTCGGCCCGCTTGGACCTGTTGGACCGTTAGCACCTGTGGGACCCGTTATGGTCGATGCGGCTCCCGTCGACCCCACAGACCCTGTCGGCCCTATCTGACCCTGAGCCCCTGTCGGACCTGTGACTTGAGAATCTGCTCCAGTAGGTCCAGTCGGTCCCGACGACCCTGGACTTCCTGGGGGACCTGTAACTTGAGAATCCGCCCCTGTGGGACCAGTCGGTCCTGACAACCCCTGGCTTCCAGTCGGCCCTGTGACTTGAGAATCCGCCCCTGCAGGTCCAGTCGGACCTGACAACCCCTGGCTCCCAGTGGGGCCCGTAACTTGAGAAGCCGATCCAGTCGGTCCGGTGGGGCCTGTAACTTGAGAATCCGACCCAGCCGGTCCGGTGGGGCCTGTAACTTGAGAAGCAGGACCAGTCGGTCCTGACAACCCCTGTGGACCTTGACTTCCTGTTGGTCCAGTAACTTGAGAAGCAGGACCAGTCGGTCCTGACGACCCCTGTGGACCCTGGCTCCCTGTTGGTCCAGTAATATTTGAGGCCGCACCCGTGGCTCCCGTTGCACCCCGAGCCCCATATGAACCTTGCGGACCCGTCGCACCCCGAGGCCCTGTCGGCCCCGTTGGTCCCCGACAGCGATCATCTATCGGTATACATTCATCTTCTTCTTCCTTCCCCACAAAAACAACATCATCGATACCGTAACTTGTCAT